TGCCGCCATCAGAACTTGCCGTCTATCAAAATAAATCTTATATTAGAAATAACTTACTATTTTCTCAGTCCCTTAGCATATCAATACCATTAAATACAACACTAAGAGTTGGACTTGTGATTGATGTTAAACTGCCTGCAAAAAAAGGTGATGGAACAACCGAAACAGGTTCTTTTGGAAATGAGAATAGTAACGACCCAAGTGGAAGATATTTAGTCGCTGAACTGAGACATCTGATAGGTAGACAAAAGGCTGAAACTCAGTTAAAATTAATTCGTGACGTATTTACACCAGAAACAGATGTAGAAGTTCAACGTGACAATGCAATGTATGGAAATACTTTTCCCGCTGGCAGCTTCTAAATAAAAACAAAAGGAGAATCAAATGAAATCAATCGAAGACCACATTGAATACGATAGAAAAATTGCTGACGATCCACAGGCAAATCCAGCAGCAAGAAGACATGCAAAAGAAGAGTTGCATGAGTTGGAGGAGTATGTAGAACATCATAAAGAAGAAATAGAGGCTGGTGATCACCATGACCCTAACGCTCTAGAATTATTTTGTGATATGCACCCTGATGAGCCTGAGTGTTTAATTTATGACGATTAATGTTTAACCCAACAGAAACTAATTTTATAGGAAGAGATCCTATGGTATGGTGGATTGGTCAAGTGACTGATCCAGAGAAAGGAGAGTGGGGAGATTCCCTACACAATAAACAAGCTGAAGATGGTGAAGATGTTTATTCACATCGATGTCGAGTTCGTATTGTAGGATATCATGGTAGTGATACTGATTTACCTGATAAGGATTTACCATTAGCACATGTCCTTTTACCATCAAACACTGCTACCACTGGTGGTTGTGGAGACACTGTGCAGTATCAAGGTGGTGAAGTTGTTGTTGGATTTTTCTTTGATGGTGCTGATGCTCAACAACCAGTAATTTTTGGAACTTTATTTAAACAGTCATTTGTCAAAGACCAGATAAATTCGGAAGAGTTTAATGCATTTAAACAAACTGAATTTAAACCATATACACCACCAAATGTGAGACAAAAGACTGGTAAAGATAAAGTATTTGAAGAATCTCCTTGGGGTGGTGGATTTAGAAAATTTGCAGTATTAGTTGGTGCTAAGGTTGTTACATCATCTGTTCTTGCACAAAAACAAACTAACTCTGATACAGATATAAAGATCGAAAACACTACTGCTTGTGAGGACAATGAGTTATCAAAGATAAAGAATACAACTAAAGACTTCATCGATAAGATGAATGCTATTAAAGATATTGGAAATTTATCAGTTGATCCTTTATATGGTGGAGTTATTGATAAGACACAAGAAATAAAATTAGCATCGATGAAGATTCAAAATTCAATGTCTAAATTGATGCGTCGTGGTCGTTCTTGGATGATACAAGATACTTTAGATAAAGTATCATCGACTTTGAAAGATAAAACACCAATTACTTTACAACCATCTGTAGGACAGGCTTCCAAAAACCTGACTGACATTATGTTTTGTAACATTGAAGCGATAAATGAGCAGTTAGGAGACTATCTTAATAAAAGTTTAGCCAACATGCTTGGGTCGATATTAGATGTTCCTCTTTGTGCTGTTGAGAGTTTTATGGGTGATATGTTCGGACAGATTAATAATATTTTAGATACAACGATGGGAGATTTATTTCAACAGTTGAATAATATTCAAGGTGGTGGTATTGGAGCTCCTAGTAAGGCATTTCAAAAAGGAATTAACTTTGCAAATATATTGACAAATGCGCTTGAATGTGACGCACAAAACTGTCCACCAAATTCTACATTTACTGGAAAGGGTGGTGTTGCATTAGATCCAGAGGACGCTTTCAGTAATATATTTGAAATTGCAGGCATTAATTCTCTTGTTAATAAGGCAGATGGATTATCAAGTATGCTTGATGGTTTAATTCCTGATATAAGTGTTCCGAACCTTGGCAATCCTTCCATTGGTATTCCATCAATTCCAAAAGTAGATTGTAATACCAACGTTCTTCGTTGTGGGCCACCAAGGATTGATTTTATTGGAGGCGGAGCTGATTTGAGTGCCTCTGGTAGTCCAATTGTAAATGTGCTTGGTCAAATCATTGGTGTTGCAATTGATAATGGTGGAAGTGGTTATAAAGAACCACCAGCACTGACATTTGTTGATGGTTGTAACAATGGTTTTGGTGCTGGAGGTTATGCTACCATTAAAGATGGTGTGGTTGATAAAGTTGTAATAACAAACGTTGGACAACAATACATTCCGAATACAACAGAAACTGATTTAGAAGGAAACGTTAAAGAGGTCACTCCAGATCCAAATGCAAATTATGATGGTAAAACATCCTATGTGACAAAATTGTCTGATGTCATTGTTGAAAATGTAGGGTTTGGATATGAAGAAAGTGATACACTCACAGTTGTGGGTGGAGTTGGACAAGCGGAGGTTGAATTAGATATTCAAGATGGTTTGATTGTGGGTGCAAATGTTGTGAATGGTGGATTTGGATTTACTAAGATTCCAGATTTAAGAATAAATAGTGACACAGGATCAATCGCAAAATTATCACCAGTTTTAGAATTTATTAAAGTTGATGATGCAACACAACTTGCTGAGATAACTCAGGAGGCTGTTGTAACTGTAATTAGTTGTATTGAAAAATAAAAATGACAGAACCAATCGACGGAAAAAATCAAGAAGTTACATCTAAACTGAGATATACCATATCCAGTGGTGACATGGATTCCATACATGGAATGTCTAATTATCAGGTCATGACACAGGAGGCACAAACTCTTGGATTTTATGCTGACACTGGCCAGGGAAAAGGTGGACAAGGTGGGCCTGGAACTGGTAAGTTTGTTTTAAACACGCCAGGACTGGGAATGGAAGTTCTTGGTGCTGGTTTAAAAGTTAGAGATAATGGTGATATTACACAATTACCAGCAAAAATTATAAAATGTAAGAAAGGTGATGTTGTTATTGATTGCGAAAATGGAGATATTACTCTCAAAGCGAGAAATATTAACATTGTATCAACTGGAGCTGGTAATAAAGACGGACAGATTTTAATTGACGCAAATCGACTTGTAGACGTTAGAGGCCCTGATGTAAAGATTCAAGGAGAGAAATTTACATGTCGAGCAACACAAGAATGTGATATTGTCACAAATGGTTTTATGAAGATGCAATCTGCATTTAAAATCGACGCACAGAAAGCTGATGAGGCCTTTGGAACTATGGCTGGTATTCTAGAAAAAGCGACATCATTAAACGTGCCGAAAGTTGGTGAAAAATTGAAAGCAATTGAAGAAAAAATTCAAGCAAAAGTTGAAGATGTTAGTGAGACTCTTGAGGAACAAGACATAGAAGGAGCGGTTGGAAATATACAAGACGCATTGAGTGGATTATTAGGAGGATTAGGATGAGCTCAATTCCAAGACAACAAAATGACAAGTTGGTTGTAGGAACGAATGACGTTTCTCAACCTAACGGCGAATCAGATAAATCACCAACTGGAACTGCGGTATTAAATGGCCCTGTTTATATTGGAAAAACTGGTGCATCACCAAATTATGAGGCAATTTTAAATGTATCCTCTGACACTGCACCACAGGTATCTATTGATAGACAACCAGTTTGTGAAGCAAATTTAGCAATCAAATCTGATGGTAATGTTAATATTTCTGGTGATGGTAAAACAGCAGACGCTTTGCTCGTATCAAAGGGTTCTGCTCGTGCTGCAACTTTTATTGGAGGAAGTCCAGATGCAGTTATTATTCAAGGTGATTTATTTGTAAGTGGTTCAACCGATACAGGTAATAAAGGAAGACTTGCATCTAGATTCGCTGCTGCAGATGCATCTCCAAAACCATTTGATTTAGTTCATCCTACAAAAGGAGAGGGACATCGACTTCGTTACGCTTGTATTGAAGGCCCAGAGGTTGCAGTTTACTGTCGTGGTAGATTAAAAGAGTCGAATGTAATTCATTTACCTGACTATTGGAAAGATTTAGTTCACGAAGATAGTATCACTGTTCAGTTACAACCAATTGGAAAAACACAAAATCTTGTGATTCAAGAGTTTAATAATGAATTTATTGTCATCGCAGAGGATTCAACTAACACTGATTTGATTACTGACTTATCGACTATTGATTGTTTCTATCATGTATATGGTGAAAGAAAAGATATCAATCCTTTGATAGTTGAATATGAGGGCAACAGTTGGGAGGATTATCCAGATCCAAACTATAATCCAAATAAGGTTGATTCTGATAAGAAGAATACAAAAGATCCTCGATTTGATGGCCCACCAAACACATTCACAAAATGAGTTTTCCTTACATAGAAGAAAATTTTATTT